TGCTGCAACTCGGCACGATCATCAACACCGCCGACGCCAATACGTTCGCCTGGCCGACCGCCGACGACACCGAGAACGCGGGTGTTCGGATGCCGAACGAAGGCACGGCGTACACCTCGACCGCCGACCCCACCTTCAACAGCGTTTCGCTGGGCGGGTATATGTACCTGTCGAAGTGGGTCAAGATAAGCATTCAGTTGCTGCGGGACTCGGTCTTTGATGTCAATGGGTTCCTGGGCCGGGCGCTGGGCGAACGCCTGGGCCGCATTATGAACACCGACTGCACCACCGGCGACGGCACGGATGACCCGTATGGCGTTGTTCCTGCCGCTGTTGCTGCCGGCGATGGCGTCACTGCCGCCGGGGCCGACGCGATCACCCTCGATGAGATGCTGGACGTTCAGCATTTGGTTGACCGGGCATACCGCGTCAACGGCGCGTACATGATGAACGATAGCACGCTCAAGAGCTTCCGCAAGCTGAAGGACGGCGAGAGCCGCTACATCTGGCAAGCTTCGACGGCTGCCGGCGAACCGGACACCCTGTTCGGTCGCCCCGTTCACATCAACAACGACATGGCCGACCTCGGCACGGGCGAAACCCCCGTGCTGTTTGGCGATTTCAGCAAGTACCTAATTCGCCTGGTTGGTGATACCACCGTTGTTCGCACCGACGAGCTGTATATCGAGGCGTTGGAGGTTGGGTTCTTGGCGTTCCGCGCCATGGATGCCGACCTGATCGATGCGGGCACGCACCCGGTCGAGTACATCACCTGCGCGTAGTAGCGCAGACAACCGTGCCTTAACTGGGCTAGGCCGGCGAGGGGTCACGGTGTAACAACCCACGCGCGGGGCGGGGTTCGCCCTGCCCCGCGCAGAGGCAACAGGTATGAAGGTCAAGATTCTCAAGACGGCAGCAGGCGCACGGTACTCGGTTCAAGAGGGCGAGATCCGGGAGTTCTCTGACGAACTGGCCAAGGAGATGGTGAAGGCGGGCATCGCCGCGCCAATCCAGGCCAAGCGGAAGGCGACGAAGAAAGCAGCGGAGAAGCGCGGATGATCGACAAGGAAACCACCGCCCCGGCCAGTGAGCCGGTCAGCACGGCAAACGCGAAGGCCCATCTGCGGGTGACGCACAGCAGCGACGACACTTACATCGACTCGCTAGTGGTCGCGGCCCGCAAGTGGATTGAAGACACTCGCGGCATCCAGATGATTACCGCCACGCGAACGCTGAAGATGGGGTGGTTTGGCGATGTGGTGATTCCTCGGGCGCCGCTGGCCTCGGTGGTCCACGTCAAATACTACGATGAGGACGAGGTGCAACAGACGGTCAGCTCGGCCGTCTACACCGTGGACACCGATTCCACGCCCGGCGAAGTGTACCTGGCCTATGACCAAGAATGGCCAACCGATGTGCTGGACATCCCCAAGGCGGTCGAGATTCAGTACACCTGCGGTTATGGGAGTGCGGCGGACGTTCCGGCCGGCCTGGTTCACGCGGTCAAGCTGTTGGTCGGCCACTGGTACGAGAATCGGGAGGATTCCGCGACGGTGAACCTGTCGCGGGTCCCGATGGCGGCGCAGGCGTTGGTGCAGAACTACGGGACAACTTCAATCGCATGAGGGCGGGCCCGCTACGACATATCCTGGTGATTCGTGACAAGACTTCCGTTTCGCGCGATGCGCGGGGGTCGGTCACCAAGACGCCGAGCACCCACGCGACGGTGTGGGGGTCTATTGAACCGATCCGTGGGGACGAGCGGATCAACGCCAACCAGGAGTTTGCGCAGGCGACGCACAAGATTCGGATTCGGCATTGTGACGGGCTGACGGTCCACATGGACATCACGCACGATGGCCGGACCTTCGAGATTCTGTCTGCCATCGACAAGTGGGAGCGGGGCCGCGAGATGGAGTTGGTCTGTAAGGAGGTCGTGTAGTGCCTCAAGGTGGCATTAACATCGACATCTCCGGCGAGAAGGAGTTGATCCGCTCACTCGATTCGCTTGAGCCGAAGGTGGCTAAGAAGATTGTACGACAGGCGCTTCGGCCGGCGATGAAGGAGATCATCACCAACGCCAAGGGCCGCGCCCCGGTGGACTCGGGCGCCCTCAAGAAGTCGCTCGTTACGCGGGCGGCGCGGCGAAGCCGGCGGAACATCGGCGTCCTCGGCATTGTGCGGGCCGAACGCAAAGCGAACTACTATGCGGCCCCGGTCGAATTGGGCCACAAGAAGAAGTCGGGCGCAATCGTACCGGAACAGCCGTTCCTTCGCGGGGCGTTCGATTCTCTCAAAGACAAAGCGTTTCGGGCTGTCGTCAACGGGTTCTGGTCGGGCATCAAGGAGGCGTGGCGCAAGTGAGCATCGAGGGGGCCATCGTCACGATTCTTGAGGACGACGCGGGGGTGGGGGCCATCTGCGGAGACCGCATCTATGCGGGCATCGCGCCGGGAACCGAGTCGCTGCCTTGTGTTGTCTACCGCAAGATATCGGGCAACAAGCTGCATGACCTGGACGGGGAAAGCGGCCACCAGCAACCCACCGTCGAGTTGTCTTGTTGGGCGACCACCTATTCGGGCGCGTGCGATCTGGCCTTGGCCGTTCAAGCCGCGCTGAAGGATTGGAGCGGAACCGAAGACAGCACCGCGATTCAATGGATCACGGTCATCGGGGATGGGGATGCGTTCGAGGAATATCCGGGCCAGGACAGCGCAAGGCGCTTTGGGCGGCGAGTGGACATAGAGGTTTTCTTTGACGAGTAGGGGATAACGGGGGATGGCTTACAAATCACAGGATACGCTTTTCCAATGGGGTGACGGGGGTTCCCCCGAGGCGTTTGATAATGTGGCGGCGGTCACGGGGATTGACGGGCCGAGCCTGAGCGTTGACGCCATCGAAACCACCGATCTGGACTCCTCATCCAAGACCTTTATCGCCAACATTCCTGACGGCGGCGAGGTGACGCTGGAATTGAACTATGATCCTGGGGCCACCACCCACGACAAGCTCAACGATTACCTTGATGCGGGGAGCGTGAACAACTTCCAAATCTGCTTCCCCAATCTGGATGCCACCACGGTGGGCGTTTCCAGCATCAACACCACCTCGGAGCAAGTGACTACCTCGACGGCGCACGGCCTGACCGCCGGCCAGCCGTTCGAGTTCACCGCCTCGGCCATGCCGACCTCCTCACCCCAGGTGGCGGCAGACACAACTTACTTTGCTGATTACATCGATGCCGACACATTCACCGCCCATATCACCAACCAGAACGCTGTTGATGGGGCGTCGGCTATCGACTTCTCCGACCAGGGAACCTCGGTCAGCATCACCCGAGGGACCAAGTTCGGCTTCGCTGCAATCGTAACGGGCTGCACTCCTGCGGCCCAAGTGAATGACAAGCTTACAGCCTCGGTCACCCTCAAGGTGACGGGCGCAGTTACTCGTAACTAGGGGGCCATCAAATGGCAGACGCTGCAAAAGGAACCACCTTTAGTTGGAACGCCGACCTGGTGGCGGGGGTCATCGGGATCGATGGCCCGTCTATGAGCGTGGATTCGATTGAAACCACCGACCTGGACGATACCTGGAAGACCTTTATCGCCAACATTCCTGACGGGGGCGAGATTAGCCTGGAGTTGGAGTTTGAGCCTGACGACTCAGACCATGCCGCGCTGTTTACGGACTTCGCTGCCGGGACTTCTCGGGCCTGGGCGATTGTGTTTTCCGACGCCGGGACCACCACCTTTTCTGGCAACGGGTTTGTGACGAGCTACGCCCCCGGCGCGCAGGCCAGCGACAAGCTGACCTGCACCGTGGGCATCAAGGTCAGCGGCCAGGTTAGCCGCGCATAGGAGTTGAAATGCTTAGCAGGCAACAGATTCTTGAGGCCGAGGATCGGCCCACCGTCACCGTAGAAGTTCCTGAATGGGGCGGGAGTGTGTGCATTCGTTCGATGAGCGGCGCGGAGCGGGATTCGTTTGAAAAGCAGTTTATGGACGAGAAGGCTTCCAACATCCGCGCTCAGTTCCTCGTCAAGTGCCTGGTGGATGATGACGGCAACCGCATATTCTCCGACAAAGAGGCGGCTGCGTTGGGCAACAAGTCCGGTGCGGTGCTGACTCGTTTGTTTGAGGAAGCGTCCCGGCTCAACCACCTGAGCGCCGACGATGTTGAGGAGCTAGCGGGAAACTCCGAGGCGACCCAAAGCGACGATTCTACTTCGCCCTAGCGCTTGCCTTGGGTCGCACCGTTGAGGAGTTGCTGGCGTCGATCAGCAGCGCCGAGCTTGCCGAGTGGATGGCGTATTACACCGTTTGCCCGTTTGGTGAAGAGCGCGCCGACTTCAGGCAGGCCATTACCTCTATGATCCTGGCCAACCAGTGGCGCGGCAAGAACTCCAAGCCGGCCAAACTAGCCCAGTTCATGCCGTTCCAGATCAAGCCCAAACGCAAGCAGACCCAGGCTGACATGAAAAACCGCATGACGCTCCTGAGCAAGATTCCACATGGCAACCATTAGATCACTCACCGTTGCGCTTCGCGCCAACACTGGCCCCTTCAAGAAGAAGATGAGGACCGCCGGCAAGGTGGTCAAGGACTTCTCGGCCACGATTGCGCGGTCGGCCATGCGGCTGGCGAAGTGGGGCGCGGCCATCGGCGCTGCCGCGATTGCCATTGGGGCGGTGTTTATCAAGAAGGCGATGAACGCTATCGATGTGGTGGCCAAGTTGTCAGATCGGACGGGGGCGGCAACAGAAGACCTCATGCGCTTATCCCACGCTGCGAAGATTACGGGGATGAGCCAGGAGGATATGTTCAAATCCATTGAGATGTTCACCCGGCGACTTGGCGAAGCGCGCCAAGGCACGGGCGAGGCCATCAGGGCGCTGGAGGGGCTGGGCCTGAGTGCCGATGCTCTGGCCACTATGCCGTTACCCGATGCGATTGCGATAATCTCAGATAGGATGCGGCGGTCAGCGACCCAGGCCGACAAGGCGGCGGTGGCCTACCAGTTGTTTGGGCGGTCTGGGCAGAAGATGCTCAACCTCCTGCAACTGGGGCGGGATGAGTTTAAGAGCCTAACCGCCGATGCCGACAGGCTTGGCCTCACATTTTCCAGGTTCGACGCCGCCCAGGTCGAAAAGGCTAACGACGCCCTGACCGAAATGCGTGCTGTCATAACCGGCATATGGCAGAAGATTGCCATCGAGCTTGCCCCTGTGGTCAAGGCGATGTCCAAGACGTTCACGGAGTGGGCGACCAAGGGCGAGGGCATTGGGGTTGCCATTGCCAAGGCAATACGCGGCGCACTGGTTGCCCTGCTTGAGATGATGGCCAAGGTCGAACAGATGTTGCGGAAACTGGGCGACCTGCAAGACGTGAACGAGGGCAACAGTTTGCTGGGCGACGCCCCCACTAAGGCGATGCTCCGGATGGATCAGGCAGACCAGATGAAACGTGGTTGGGGCAAAAAGGCGGGCAACTGGCTAACGGGTGGCCTGCTGTTCAAGGGTAAGGGCGAGGAGAACTTCGAAACGGCCCGCCAGCTTGGCGTGGCGATTGATGACTTGGGCAAGCAGGCGGCCACGTCGGAACCCAAAGTTATCGGCCTATTTGACGCCATCATTGACGAGCTGGACAAGGTGAAAAAGTCCGGCGTTCTCGGGGTTGCGACGATCACCGCGCCGCAGCAAATCCTCCCCGAGATGAAGGTGCAGGACTTCGGCGCCGAAACCCTGCGCGTGGCCCAGGAGGTTGGGGCGACGGCCGAGAAGTGGCGCACCGCCGTTGAGGGAACCGCGCCCCCCATTGAGAAGTTCAAGCAGGCCAGAGAAGAAATCGAAAAGGCCAGGTTCCTCCTCGGGGATGAGGCGGCAGACAAGGCAATCGAGATCGCCATGAAACAGGCGATGGATCAGGCCAAGATGCTGCAACGCAAAGACCCCGGCTCGTTCTTGGAGTTGGGCGACCGCATGAGCGTTGCGGGCTTGCAAGTCGGCGACCCCGTGCAGAACAAGCAGCTT